AGTTCTTTGTGTTCTTCTTCAATTAGAGCACAGTACATATCAAATTGTGTGCCATTGAACTCGTTGACTGTTTGGTCGCAGGCCCGCATGAATTTTTCTTGGTCACGAAACGGATTTGTCATTTGCTTCTTCTTTAGAATGAAAGGGTCCCTGATATGCATAGCGTTCTAGCACAATCAGTTTGGGGTTTTGTACAGCTCGCCAAGTGCGATGCTGTTTGACCATGTACCAGCCTGCGGCAAACCATGATTTGCTTTTGTTGCTGGTGGTAAACAATGGCAATTTGTGTTTGACATCCCAGATGGGATTGTACACACGACATCCAGTGTCATAGCCGTGAACTTGATGACTGAGTTCTTTGGTTTTCTTTGTGGCAGGTTCAAACTCAACCTGTTCACGATTCCGCAACATGGGAATGGTTTTGTAGTTGGCAGTTTTGTTGCGAATGGTGATTTGATAACCATCGTCCACTGCCTGAATGTTGCCTACTTTTTGATCGTCCTGTTTTAGGATCCAATACTGGTTAGCTACCACTGGTTTGGCGTGTATCATCTAATACTCCTTTGTATGTATTGTTCATCCAACGACCTACTGCATCTGCATGATCGCTGAGTTTGGTTAGCTCAAATTTTCCACAAAACTTCAAAAAGTGAGCACCTACCATGCCCACGTCTCTGTGAATTACCTGTTCGCGGATAGCTTTGTCTACAACATCTTTAATTTCCTGCGGTTGTGCAGTGAGATCGATCAGGGCCACATTACGCTCGTAGTCTTCCAACACCTTGTGTTCCACTTGCTCATGGTCAGTCCAACGTTGCAACATCATGTTGTTCCACGCATAGCCTTTTTTGCCACGATCTTCAAATGCTTCTGTAATACCCACACGATTCTTTGTGCCTTTTACTGGGGCGCCCGGATACGCTGAGAACACATTGTCACCAGGATCGCCTCGCACACATTTCAAAAACAACACCCACTTTTGATAGTCCACAGGTGCAATAAAGTAAGGGTCAGATTTACCAACCTTGATCTTTGAATTGCTCTCAATTGTAAAACTTAGATTCTTGCCCTTGCCGTCCTTGACACCGTCAACGCTAAACAAGTGATCATTGACGCCGTTGTAGAGTCGCACATTGGGTGCCACCAACTGAACGAAGTCAGAATCTGTGCTTACAATAGTGTGTTCATCTTGGGGGTGTAAAGCTATCCAACGTGCAATGACATCATCCGCTTCGGCTGTTGCGCAACGGATTACACTGCAATTGGTTTTTGTAGACAAGTATTTAGTCAGCTCGTCGTATGTTTCCCAGAACAGCTTGTCTTCTTCTGCTTCAGTTTCGCTCATGGCGCCACGTGCTACAGCACGATTGGCCTTGTAGGGTTTGTAGAAGTCCTTGCGCCACGAACGACCTTCTAGAGCGAATACCACGTGATCTGCGCCCAAATCACGTGCTACCTTGTTGGCGCTCATGATGGTCAAGTGCAGTGCAAAGCCCAGCTTGGTCCAAGTGTCTGCTGCTCTGTGTGCTTGATGTCTAGCACGAAAGAACATGTTGCTAGTGTCAATAAGTAGGTATTTCATCAGGCCTTAAAAGTTGATTGGTCTTGATGTATTGTAACAGATATTCGCCCCAAAAGCAATGGGCATCGGCCCCAAAATGCCAACTTTCGGGATTTACTGTGGCAAAGCCCTGTTGTCTTAGTACAAAATCGTACGTTTTGGCGTGATCGTAAGGAGCCATATAACTTGTGCCCCAGTCGTACTGTTGTTTGATTCCTTCAAAATGACTGTTGCCATTGAACATCACGTGCCGGATACCCTGGGATTCTAGTTCTTTGTGAAACTGCCAAATATCATCATGTGCTTGTTGTCTACACTGATCCCAGTCTATGTCCACAACAAACTGTTGATATCGTTCTTGCAGTTCTTTGGGCACATGGTCTATGCCACTGGCGTTGACTTGATAGTCTTGACCATTGTGCCACCATTCTTCTCGTTCCCAAGTAGTCCACTGTATGACCATGAAGCAGTCTTTGACAGCATCTGGATTTTGTTCAATCCATTGTCTTGTGGTACGCATGATGCGGGCATTACTACATCCTGCCTGTGCGTCCAGATATAGTATAGCATGTAGCCAGTTGGCCAGTTCGCAACTGTAACTGGCTCGTTCGTTGTCAGGGTGTGGTTGTCGTCCCAGACCCCAGAACACTCCATCGTCCTGTGCCCACGCATGTGGGTTCACACATTCAGCCGCGGCGGAGTGACTGTTCCCGTTCGAATATAATAGCATGTGCAGGACTTGTGTTAATTTCGTTGATCAAGATATCAGCCCAGGCCTTGTGTCCAGCAGGTTCAAAATGCTGCCAGCCTGGCGTGAGTTCTTCAAAGTTGTGTTCAATACAGAACGGCACATAACATTGTCGTTCATTGTAGGGACAAAAGAAACAGCAATGCCAATCCAACCATTCCTTTTCGCTTTCAATCTGAAAGTGATGGAATGCATTAAAAAACAAATGCGGAATCTTGCGTTCGTACATCCACATGTGCAAGTTGTAGATCTTGTTGTGCCAGTAGTAGCTCATGACTCTGTGCCAGTTGGGATCTTTTTGAATGTGGTTTTTCCAGAACTGATATCGCCTACGGAATTCGTTGGGTATCTGCTGCCCCACGTCTAGTTGATTGATCTCGTGGAATTGATTTTCAAAGTACCACTGTTCACGACCATGTTCACTCCAACCAATCACAACCAAATCTGGTGCTGGATTGGACTGTAAGTATTCCCAAGTTGACTGATAGATCAAGTCGTTGCTGGCACCGCTTACAGCAAGATTAGTAGCAGTGGCTGAATAGTAGTCGGTGATTACGCCAGCCATGCCTAGTTTTTTGTCTTTGAGTTCTTCTCCACCCATGTTGGAGTCGCCATTGAATAGTATATGCATGTTATTCTCGATACGCAGGATTGGGGATTTCTAACTCAAACACATGAAAGTGTGATCTGGTTTCAGACGTTTCTTTTAGCAATTCCAGTGTTCTGCTGTGTTCTGCCTCATCCCGAGTGGTATAAAAACCTGGACCAAATTGCGTGGCCCCTGTACCAGCCACGTACACATAGTTCAGCAACAGTCCTGTCTGTCTGATCAAGGAATAGACCTTGAAGGTCTTAGGAGGCTTTAGTGATTCCATTACTTGGCACCATTAATATTTGTGCAACACGTTTTGTTCATTTGCCAGCACCTTTAATGTCTCTGCGTGAGCCACACGTTTACGTAGGCTTGAGCTAGAGAACGAGTGATCACGTCCGTTGAACACAAGTTCAATTCCGCGCTCACTACCTTCCCATCTTCCGGTAAACTCTTTGTCAGCATATTCCACGCCTAGGATACGAACATCTAAGGGAAGGATGAGCAACAAATCAACTAAATCTTGTTCAGTTTGATAAACAACAACTTCATCAACATAGCGGCAAGCACTAAGTTGAATCTGCCGTTCTACAATGCTTTGAATGGGTTTGTTTTTGGTGTCAGGTCTGTCGATGGTGGGATCAGTTTGTAATCCACAAATTAAGTAATCACAGTGATTCTTTGCTTCACTCAACATGGCAACATGGCCTGCATGCAACATGTCAAAGGTTGAGAATGTGATGCCAATCTTCTTGCCTTGTGCTTTGAGTTCTTTGATGTGATTAAAAATCATGATACTTCGCTCCTACCGTCGCCAATGTTGCGACTCTGTACATAAATGCCAGAGTTCTTGATGGCCTGCTCCTGCTCCCATGTTTCCATTACCACGTGCCTGCACACGTTCTGAAACCACTGATCTACAACATCACTGTCTGACTTACCTTGGTATCCAGCTCTGATCAAGTTGGCCACAAACTTGTCGTTCCAGTCCAGTTCAAACGCTCCTTGATGTAGATTCTCAGGATCCACATCCATGCTGAGTACAGCCACGTAAGGTTCGCCACGTTCAGTGGCTAGTTCTTTAGCAGACTTTTCTGGAGCCTTTGCACGAGGCTTTGGCGGTTGTGGCGGGGGTGCTGGCTTTGGTTGTGTGGGCTGTGGATTTACGTTGGCTTTTGAACCAAACAAACTTTTGATCTTGTCAAACATTTATTTCCCCCAACCATTGCCCCAAAGATCCACGTGCAGACGCGG